TAACAGCGATATTGATTTTCTAATTGCAAGGTTCTTTAATGTCTATAGTGAGCACAGCGGCCCAGGGCACTTTGTTTACGATATTATAAACAAGATAAAAGGCAGCGATTATACGATAATTGGTCATGACGAGACTAGATCCTTTTGTTATGTTGAAGATGCTGTCACGGCATTATTGCACATATACCGACAGACTAACAGAGAAGTGATCAATATAGGCAGCGATGAAGAAATAAACATCTTAGAAGCCGCTAACATTCTAGCAGACAAACTAGGCTATAAAATACAATGGAGACTGACTCCTGGCAGAGAAGGTAGCGTTAAAAGACGTATGCCTAATATAACAAAGTTAAAGAATATTCATCCTGAGTATAGTCCAAGGTCTTTTAAACAGGTAGTTGAGGAAAAATTTTAATGCAGAACTTTGAATCTATTCCGTTTGAGCGCATAGTAAAGTTTGGGCAACGCACTATGATGGAAAGACCTTTGTTTTCTGTCAGTTGGATACTAGGGCGATTCTGTAATTATAACTGTTCGTACTGTTGGCCTTATGCTAGGTCTGATAGACAAGACTATCAAACTATAGAAGCCTACAAAAAGACTATAGATGAAATCAAAGGTCAAGCAAGACAAAACGGATTTACACAATTTCATTGGAGTTTCAGTGGCGGCGAACCTACAGCCTATAAAGGTCTTTTAGAGTTAATTGCACATTTAGACGACGGAATGCAAACACCATATCAAAGTTTGCATATGACTACTAATCTCAGTCCAGGATCTAAATGGTGGAAGTCGTGGTGCTCTGCTTCTGAAATGAATGCCCGACGAAGTATTACAGCGAGTTATCATTCCGAATTTGCTAAAGAACAAGAATTTGGAGATAAGTGTCTCCAATTAATGTATGATGGTGTTTATGTAACTATAAATCAGGTCATGGTACCTGAGCAATTTTTTCAATTGTATGAACGATGTGCGAGATTTGTTGAAAGAGGTATTAATGTTACTCTTAAACCTCAGAGTGATCCTACCGCTAGTTTTGTAGTCGATGGTTATACTGAAGAGATGCTTAAATTAATGCGGACTGGGTTCCCTCAAGAATTTCGAGGAGAAGAAATTTATCAAATAGCATTGTACGATAATGATAATGTTGAACATCTGTTTGATCAGGCTGAAAGGTTTAATGCTTTTGGATTTAATAAATTTAAAGGATGGACCTGTAACAGCGGTTATCAAAGTATGATTATTAGAGGCAATGAAGTTAAAAGATCTTACAGTTGCCACGATCAACCATTAGGAACATTAACAGAAGGATTCAAATTGTTTACAGAACCTCAAGCATGTATGACTCCAAGTTGTGTTAGTTCCGCAGATTCGAAGATACCAAAATGCAAATAGACCTCGAACACCTACACTATTGGATGTGTGCTATCCGTGAAAGCAAAGATCCACTTCGTACCCTTGACGCCTTCTGGAAAGGACAGTTAAAAAGCAAAGAGTGGCTGATAGAGAATTTGGTATGTTACATCTATCCAGAGCGCAACAAAGAATTGAATTTTCCGTTAACTGTTGATATTCACGGCGGATGGGTAGGGGTGTTAGCCAGTATGTTATTCCAAAGTGCTATTCCTATCAAACATATTCGCAGTATTGACATAGATCCTGAGTGCGAATCTGTGGCCACAATGATGAATAAAAAAGAAGAAATGGAAGGAAAGTTTCGTGCAGTAACCGCAGACATGTGTATGTTTCGTAGCGATGCTGATATTATTATTAATACAAGTTGTGAACATATAACGCAAGATAAGTATGACATATGGCTCAGCGGCCATCCTCAAAACAGCCTATTAGTCCTTCAAAGTAACGATTACAATATTCCAGAACATGTAAGGATTGCTAATTCTTTAGAAGAATTTATAGAACAATCGAATGTTGATGTGCTATGGGCCAGAGAATTAGAACTACCGTTGTATAAAAGATTTATGATCATAGGAAAGAAAAATGTTTGAAGAAATAAAATATCTAGAGTACCCAAAAATTTCTGTTTTCAGAAACGTACTTACGCCAGAAGAATGTAAACACTTTGTTGAAAAATATGATAATGCTATGAATCCTAACGCAGGATTAGAATCTAGAGAGCAGACCTACGGACAGATCACTGAAGAAGTTGAACAACGATCTATTAGCGAAAATACCGACCCCCTAGATAGAGAATTTTTCAAGCAGAAAATAGTAGAAATGATAGGAGTACCTATTTCTCACATTGAAGCAGGCGACATCTATAGATACAATACTAATCAATATTTCGGCCTACATCATGACTATCCTTACGATACCAAAGTCGTTCCTTACTATGCAAAGGGGGGAGACCGTAAGGCTACAGCAATTTTTTGGTTAAACGAGGGATACGAGGGTGGCCGTTGTACCTGGCCGGAGTTAAATGTTACGGTAGAACCTGAGTTAGGTGGAGTAATGTACTTTGAATACGATTATCCAGATGAGCAGGTTAATTGGTCTACCATTCACGAGTCATTACCAGTTACTAAAGGTATTAAATGGATTGCTGCTTTCTTTTTAGCAAATGGTCCTAGAGTAGAATGAACTTAGATAATTGGAAACCGTTTTTTAAATTAGATGTTGACGGCATAGAATGTATGTCTCAGCAAACCTATGAACCGTTGTTTAATCCAGAGGGTAATGTGTTTTGTGCCAACTACGATTGGCTAAACAGATATCAGAGATTAGAAGATCCTACAAGACCGCTTTATACTAAAGAAGCGGTAGATTATTTTTTTAATCAAGAAGTAAAATACATCTTGCAATATAAAGATTGGCAGTTTATGCCCAAGATATTAGATATAGATTATATTAAGAAAAGAATCTTTTTTCATTGGCACGGTAAAAGTTGCAATCATATGCTGTATGGTAGCAAGAATTTAGATTCTGTTTGCCCTACCTGGAAAGAACAAATTAGAAATATTTTAGTAGATCTATACAAATCTGGAACGTACAAATTAACTATGTATCCTCACTGTCATTTCATAGACAGCGATGGAGTTATGAAGTCGATAGATTGGTACGGGTGTATACCCGTTAACAATTACTGGGTAGATGCTGTATGGATGGATAGTATTATTCATCATACAGCCAAGTTTAGATTAGAAGAAACCGGCGATATAATAGATGGAAAATATAATCTAGAACGAATGTTTAAAGGTTCTATGGGCAAACATGTAGTATGGGGCGATCAGGATATGAAATATATCTACAAAGAAATTTTTGGAACAGACTCTGAATGACCATTTACATAGGTAATACCGCTGATCTAATAGACTGGGATAATGTAATTAAAACGTGTCAGTCTAAGAATGATCCTGATATCAATACTGTTACATCTGTAGTAGATCGATCAGAGGCACAGTTTCAATCCAACGAACCATTACTTAATTCGTATCACAAGGTCATCGGTACCTGGCAAAAGGCAGGTTATAAATTAGAAGATATATGTTGGTATGACTACTATCCGGGACACCATTTTCCAATCGAAGTACAAACAATATTCTCTGAAATAATACAGGTTAATCCTTTAAGGGTGTTTATCAGTGAAGTCTTTCCAGGAAAGATAGTTCCGTATCATTGGGATGTTGAGGATAAAGAAGAAGAATGGCTAAAACAATATGGGATGCTTTATCGATATGTATGCTGTATAGATAAACCTAGACCTGCCAGTGTTCTTGTTTTTGATAAAGAAGCATTGTACTACAATAAACAGGGAGATATCTTTCAATGGGACAGTTATAAAGATTATCACTCGGCTGCAAATGGCGGTGAGTTCCCGCAATACTATTTTCACTTCCTAGGACATAAATGACCAAGTACGTTGGAATATGCGATATTATAGATTGGAATAGTCTAATAAAACAATTAGAGAATACCTCTCCTACGTATGTCGGACCTAGTCACAAAGAAGGAGATCCTATACCTGGCTTAGAAGAAGTGACAGATATCTGGAAACGTGCAAGGTTCAAAACTGTACACGAAGGCGGCAATGTGGGTTGGGACATGTTTGTTTCCGGAGATAGTTGTAGTAA